TGGGTTTAGTGTAGCTTTGGTGCAAATAAGAAATTATTTAATTGAAATAGTTGAGTTAATGAAGGAGGGTAAAAATGAATGATATTAAAAAATCCATTGAGGTTTTAAAGGAACAAATAATCAAGAATGAAAAAATATTAGACGGATTACCTGAAAAAGCAAGAGCCGGAGCAACTGATTTATCAAATGTAGTTAAAGCGTGTCATGTTGCAATATCAGCACTTGAAAAACAGATGGCACGAAGCCCGGTTAATAGATGTGCTACATTCTTAATAGCAGAATGTCCTCGCTGTAACGGGACTGTAAGTTTCCATCATAAGCATTGTCATTGGTGTGGTCAAAACTTGGATTGGGAGGTAGAAAATGAATGATGCAGAAAGAGCAATAGAAGATTTAAAAGACATAAACACAATATTGAAAACGCAGCATATGTGTAAAGTTTTAGATGATGAATTAACTAAAAAAGATGTAGAAGATTATAAAAGCAGATTTGCAAGTGTGAATTTAGCAATATCAGCACTTGAAAAGCAAGCACCGAAGGAAATAATTTATGATTATGGATTGAATGAAACAAGATGCCCAAGATGCAATACTATATTTGGTTACGCATATGAAGAAGATGAAACAGAAGATATGTATTACGCACCTTATTGCTACAAATGCGGTCAACGCTTAATTTGGAGGTAGAAAATGAATAGATTAACAAGCGAAGATGGACAATTATATGCTTGTGGCAATGGCTTATGTAGTGATGGGAATATAGAATGTGCAAATTGTCGATACGCAAATGAAGCATTTTTAAAGCTTGCAGAATACGAAAATGTAGGATTGCAACCTGAACATATTGACAGCATAATCAAGCAGTTGTTGGGATATTTGGATGCAGAACAAGCGGGATTGCTGATTGAATTACCTTGTAAGGTTGGAGATATTTTCTATATAAATATTCAAAAACAAACTTATGAATGCAAAATTAGTGGATTTTATATAAGCAAAGATGAAATTCAGTTTATGGTAGCGTTTCAAGATGAAGATAGTAAAACTTGGTATGAAACAGGGGAAACTCATAAAAAAGAAGATTTATTCCTAACGCGAGAAGAAGCTGAAAAGGCATTAGAGGTAAAAAATGATAAATAAGCTAAAAACCTTATTTTACAAGTTATTTATGAAAGATAAATATATAGTAAGTATGGATTATAGTAATGGTAAGGATTATGGTTGTAAAGTTGAGGGTTATAAAGACAAAGATGGAAAAGTTTATATAACAAATATAAAATGGTATTAAAATCAAAGTTTTATGAGGTGAAAAATGGCTAAAACAGAAGAAACCTTAAAACTTGAACAACAAATATATAGAACTACTCATAAAATGGGCGTGTTTGGTTGCTTTGAAGTTACAATCGGATGGTATGGCAAGGAAAGAGTTGATTATATGACATACGATACAAAAGGAATTTTCAGATGTTTTGAAATAAAAGTATCTAAAGCTGATTTTAACTCTAAAGCAAAGCTATCATTCGTAGGACATTATAACTACTATGTTTTAACTCCTGACTTATACGAAGAAGTTAAGACTGATATACCAAGCCATGTAGGTGTTTATGTTGGTAGTAAATCAGGTTATTGCAACCTCGTAAAACGAGCAAAGAAGCAAGAATTGGTGGTTGATGAACAAATACTCAAAGACAGCATGATAAGAAGCCTAACAAGGTATTTAGACGAGCAGCTAAAGAATAATGACGAAAGCTATATAAAGCAAATAAAAAGAGAGCTTTCAAGAATGAAGAATAAATGTGATAGTTATAAGCAAGAACATCAATATTTAAGAAACCTACTATTTAAAAAATTTGGCTCAAGATACATGAAAGTTATTGAAGATATGGAAGATAAATATGATTAAGGAGGAAAGATGAATAACAAAAATATAAATGATACTCCAGAGTTAATAAAGGTAAACAATGAAGATTGAAGAAGTTAAAAAAACAATAGCACAAAAGACATTAGTAACTTATGACAACACAGATTACACAGTAACAGCGTGTATTTTAAGATTAAAAGGCAGAGAGTGGAACTACGCATTAGAACTGAAAGACCTAAAAGCTAACAGCGTAAGAATAGTAAATATGGATAAGGTTAAAATAGCCGATTTAAGCAAAGATAATTTGCAAGGCGAGTAAATAGTCGTTAAAACATATTTCGTTCGTCTATGATACGTTTAAATGGCTGTACGTTGTAAATAAACTCTGCTAAATGTAGACAAAGGAGGATATTATGAACAGAGACTTATCAAACAAACAATTTGACGATTTATTAGATTATCTAAATACTTTAAATGAAACAGAAGTAATTAAAGCATTTGAGGAAAAACTTAAATCAAAAGAAAAACCAAAATCTAAATTACTATTTATTTTAACAATGCCCAATGTAGGCTCGTGGAATGGAAAATGGACAGGAGAAGGCAGGGTTTATGCAAGAGCAAGAAACGCTAAACAATATCCTGATTGTAAAGAAGGTAGTTATCATTATTCTTGGGGTGATGGTTGGGGTGCAGCCGTTGAGGTAAGAAAAGTTACTGTTGCAGAAGCTAATAAATATATTAAAAAATCAGTAGGTTTTAGTAGTTATGATTGGATGATTGATAGTATCTTAGAATGTGGACAAATATTAAATACTAATGAACGAAATGAAATTTTAAAAAATATAGGAGGAAAAAATGAACCCAAGAAGATTTGAAGAATGTGTAGCAAATACACCAGTAGAACTAACAGTAGGACAACTAATTAATGAGATTGAAAATCAACAAGCAGAAATTGAAAAACTAATTTATGGCATAAGAGAAAAGTTAGACAATTCCCCAAAAGCACCAACAGAAGGAGGAACGTTAATTGATTCAGGTTACATCAATAGGCTAAAAGATATAGCACGAAAGAATGATGACTTAATCAACAACTATCTTATTCAAATATCAGAAATGTTATAGACGGTAAATCTAACATTAGGGGGTGAAAAATAATATGTTAAGACCATTAGGTGAAAGAGTAGTTATTAAAGTGATTGAAGCTGAAGAAAAAACCAAAAGCGGCATTGTATTGCCCGGCTCTGCAAAAGAAAAACCGCAGATTGCAGAAGTTATTGCAATTGGCACAGGCATAACTAATGATGAAGTAAAATTAGGTGATAAGGTTATTTTTTCACAGTATGCAGGAGCTGAAATAAATATCCGTGATGAAAAACTAATATTAATAAAATTGGTTGACATTGTGGGGATTGTTGAGGGTGATGAAAATGAAATTTAACAATAAAGAAGAAGCATTAAAAGCAAGAAGAAAAGCAGAATTAAAATATTTCGGTGATTTTGCACCAATGAGAGAAGGAGAAAGGATATGAACAAATTTATCGTAACTGGGAATCTGGTTAGAGATAGTGAATTAAGGTTTATACCATCAACGGGAATGGCGGTAAATAAATTTACCATAGCGAATAATGAAGGTTGGGGAGATAAGAAAACAGTTAATTATTTCAACTGTACCGCATTTAAAGCCACAGCCGAAGCCATTGCAAATTATACTCATAAAGGCAGTAAGGTTTTAATCGAAGGCAAAATACAATTAGGCTCATACGAAAAGAAAGATGGAAGCGGAAAGCAATACACTACCGACGTAATCGTAAACCAGATAGAATTTTTGGACAGCAAAAAAGAGACAAGCAATGCTCCAAGCGGAAATAATTTTGCAGATTTCCCAGATGAGGATGTATTTACGCCGGTGGACGATTTGGATGACCTGCCATTCTAAATTGAAAAATAAGTTAAAAAAAGGGGATATAGTATGAAGATTAGAAATAATAGATTAGTTTTAAATAAGCATGATTTAAAAGTGATATTAATGCATATAGGGCTTTGTGCAGAATGTGTTTCTTATGATAATGGAAAAGTAGAAGAAATGGATTTTATTAAGCTATTTGAAGAAAAGTTAGAATCTGATAAATGGTTAAATGAACTTGAAAACGCAAAATATGAAAGATTGGAAATAGAATTAAACTAAAATTGCAGTTTTATAAGGAGGTGTAAAATAAATTAAAAAAAATATAAAAGAAAAA